ATGCGATCATGAAGTACCAGAATATCAGGGCGCGAATGCTTGGCATCATGCCCCCCGTCCACACATCACACACCATCCAAAGGTTCACAGCTTAGCCCTCCCTATAGAAAAACGGCCCTTTGGCTTCGCCGCCAAGCGAGCGACAGCGTTCGATTGCCTCGCGCTCGATGTCCGCACTATCAACGGGGCCGCGTGTCCCGACTGGATAGGGGAAAAATTCAGTGTGGGTGGGGGCGTAGTCATCGGCATTGTACCGAACCGCAACCGTAATTCCCCAATGGCCGTATTGAAGGGCAACGTGCATGGTAAATCTCCATTAACTAGGTTGTTGTGTCGCCGCGTCTTCAATCGTGCGGCGAATAGCCTCTACCGCTTGGGCGTGTGTCATGGGCTTGGTCTCCTTGCTCGGCTGGATTGCCGGCATCGCGGGGCATACTCGCAATCAATCGCGATGGCAAGGAGAAGCATGAAATAGGGTTAAGCCGGCCTGAATGCGTGCCATGACCAATGCCGTGCCATCACTCCATACCGATTGCGAATGGGTTGGCCTTGGGTGCAATAGCCTGCCATCGGCATCCCGCTAGGTGGATCAGCGGTCAATGCACGATACATTCGATTGCGAGTTTTCTGCATAGCCTTCACATCATCCGCAGGGACATTGGTCATCGGACAAAGCATATCGAGCAACTGCACCGTTGATATATCCGTGCCCTCGGCCAGGTCATCGAGAATGAGAATTGCTGCAGATTGCACGAGTGGGTAACACGTCTCCCATACCATTGTAGGTACAAGGTCACGGTGCCATTCGGCTGGGGTTCGGATATGTTCTGTCATGATGTGGGTGCCTCCAGCGCCCTATATTTGCAAGAGTGAATGCTACAACAAACCGTCTTAATGGCCCGTCTGGCGGCGACCATTAACATGGTTTGTAGCATACACGCATAGGGGAAGTCAATAGCCTGTTAACTTATTGTCTGGCTTTAATGGGATTAATGCAATGATATCAGAGGCCTACGCCCCAACATTAAATTTAGTTAATGAAATACCTGAAATACCCCTAGGTTGTAGGGATACAACCTAAACCTAGGGATTTATCAATCATATCAATGGGCAATTAAGGCAAGGCATCGAATAGCACAATTCACGCATTAGTGTGTGCTATCAATAGGTTAGGCTGCTTTGTCTGCAAAGGCATAAGCAGCCTTGGCATAATCCTCGCCCGGCTGCCGCAAGATAGCTGCAACTTTGACCTTGGCATTCTCCACTATTTCCATGATTTCGATGTCCGCGGCTGCCCAGACCTTATTTGCCTTGGCTTGTGCGGCTGCATAGGCTTTATTTGCTTGTCGCATGGTGTCATCTCCTATTGGCATCATTGCCAGGCTCGATGCATAGCACCGATGCCTATAGCTCACAACCAACCAATGGCTGCACGCAACAATCTTGCTCGCACCCATCACCAATGGGGCAAGAATGCACGCACGCAACAATCTTGCTCGCGCCCATCACCAATGGGGCAAGATGACCAGCACGCACTATAATTGCGCACGCAACAATATTACTTACAATGATAAGTAATTATATTGCGTAATCGCGTGTAACCTATTGATATCATTGAGATTGAATAGACCGGGGGTATGTGCCGGCGGCCCTCGGCTTCACACATTGCTTTAAAATTTTCGCCCCCTCCAATTTCACGCGGAAAATTTATACGAATGGGCGTCGGCGACGGTCTTCTCCACGAAATTTTATTGCGCGGCGCTAATGTTGATATTGCAGGGGAATTCGCTTGACCTGGGGGAACTTTCATGCTAATGAGTTTGCATGGGCACCGACCTCATCGTACCGGACATAGACGACGAAAGCCTCGGGCCGGCCATGCGCCGATGCACGGCTTTGCAAAGAAGGTTTGTCCTGGCCTGTCTGATCATCGGCGGCGGCCAGCATAAGCGGGCTGCAGCGATGGCCGGTTACTCAGGCGATGCCAACCAGCTCGCCGTCACTGGCTTTCGTGTCGCCCACACCCCCTACATTCAGGCGGCGATCCTGGAGGAGGCGGCGAAACGGCTCGGGGGCTCCGCGATCGAAGCGGTCAACGTGGTGCTCGAACAGATGTCCGACCCGAAGTGCTCGCCGCGGGACCGGCGCGCCGCGGCCGAGATGATCCTGAACCGGACTGGGCTGCATTCGAAGACCGAGCATTCGGTGACGGTCACTCAGGAGGTCGGCAAGAGTACCCTCCTCCTTGAGATGATCCGGGCCAAGCTGAAGACGAACCCTGACTATGCTGTGCCTGAGCCCCTCCGGAAGATGTTGGAGGTTGGCGACAAAGTGGAAAGTCCGCGAACGGTGACAGTAGACTTCACCGCTGAACAAGTTCTTGATGTTGCACCGGTACAAGTAATTGATGTCGAAAGTGTTGAGGTCGACCCCGAGTTGGATGCACTCTTGGAGATCGAGTGATGCCTCTGTTCCTATTCGTGATCTTCACTTTCTTGGTGATCTTTGCCCCCTGGTTGCTTTCCAAGCCGGCGCCGCAGAAGTCCTGGGAGTGTCGGCCGCAGCCGGGATACTGCGACATCGACTGGGATTGGTATCAGACCCATGATCGCAAGATTGAGGTCTGCGCGGATAAGAAGAACCCGCCCCCGTGGTGTGAGGACAAGTGATGGCTAGAGAACTCCTGTTCGAGTACATCGAGCCCGTGGGGAAGTATCCCTGCTACCTCCTTGTCAACAAGGAAGTCACCGGCGAAATAACGATTACGACGCGCAGCCGCGTTCGGCCGAGCCTGGTGGACGGCATCGACATGGCCGGCAACTCTGGCTGCATGATCCTTCCCGAACGACAAATCCTCTATCTGATCCAGGCGCTGGCCAAGCTGATCCCCAACGCGAAGAACCTCGTGGTCATCGAGAAGCCGCCAGTGTCATGACTGATCTCACCGAAAAAGAACTGCAAGCTGAACTTGCGCTGCTCACCGCGCTGGAGGAGCACAAGCGCTTCAACAAGCTGTTGTACTTCCACCCGTACCCGAAGCAGAAACTCTTCCTCGATTTAGGAGCAACCAAACGTGAAAGACTGTTCATGGCCGGCAATCGCGTTGGTAAGACGGAAACGGGCGGCTTCGAAGTTGCTTGCCACCTTACTGGACTATATCCCGACTGGTGGGCTGGTAAGAGATTTGACCACCCGACGAAAGGCTGGGGAGCTGGTATCACTTCTCTTAGCGTTCGAGAAGTCATGCAGGAAAAACTCTGTGGCGAAGCCGGCATCACCTCCCTCCACGGAACCGGAATGATCCCAAGAGAGCATCTGTTAGGCTATACCCTAGCCCGAGGAGTTTCCAATGCGTTTGACACCCTGCGTGTGCAACATCAGACAGAGGGTATCAAAGACGGAGTATCGTCGTTTAGTTTCAAGAGCTATGAGCAAGGGCGCGACAAATTCCAAGGGACTGCATTGGATTTTGGTTGGTGTGACGAGATGCCCACGCAAACCCAAGCAGACATCTACCCGGAATTCTTGACCCGGCTCGCGGGCGAAGGAATTATGCTCGTCACGGCGACACCGCTCCTGAACACCCTGGTCGATCAATTCACCAAAGAGGTATCACCGGATCGCGCAATGGTGCAGATGATCCTGGATGATGCCGAGCACTATTCCGCCGAGCAGAAGCGAGCGTTGGTTGCCTCATGGCCGGTTCATGAGCGGGAAACGCGCCGGCTCGGGATACCGATGGCCGGCTTCGGCCGTGTATTCCCCTACGACGAACAGAACCTGAAAGAACCCTTCATCGACTATCTGCCGCCCGCGTGGGTGAAGTTGTGGGGCATCGACTTCGGGATCGCGCATCCGTTCGCGGCGGTCCTCTACGCCTGGGACCGCGACAACGATGTGATCCACATCCTCCACTGTATCCGCGTCAAGGACATGCAGCCGATCCAGCACGCTGCAGCCATGAAAACGTTCGCTGCCGCGGTCAAGGTGGCCTGGCCTCAGGACGGCACAGCGCGTGAGCACGGCAGCGGGCAACCGTTGTCCTCGATCTACCGCGCGCAGGGTCTGCAGATGCTGGCGAACCACGCGACGTTCCCCGATGGTGGCTACTCCACCGAGGCCGGCTACGCCGAAATGGATCAGCGCATGACTACCGGCCGCCTGAAAGTTGCTTCGCACTTGTCTGAGTGGTTCGAGGAGTTTCGTAATCTGCACCGCGATAAGAACGGCGCCATTGAAAAAATAAATGATGACTTGATGTCGGCTACGCGCATCGGAATTATGATGCGGCGTTACGCCGGCCCCGCGCAGCTCGGTTCAAAGTTTAGCCGCAATCGCCAAACGATCGCCCGGGATTTAGATTTTGATTTAAGTTGACTTCCCTTTCGATTAGTGCGACGGTCTCAACTTGACAAAAGGTTCCGCTTCCCCCCTTAATGTCCGTCTAGGTTCTCCTCCGTACCTCCAGTCTTAGGAGAGGGCCCGTAAACGCTGGGAATATACGTGGCCCCAGACCTAGAATAAATTTGTGTCAGAAATTTGTGTACAAATTTCGGACAAGCCCTGAGGAGAAGCTGATGCCAAATGATCCGTCCGATCCGCGCAACGACCCGAACTACGCCAAAGAGCGCGCTGCCAATATTGCCGCGCACACTGCGGCCGCGGCGAAGGCTGCCCAAGCCGCTGCGCCTGTCGCTGCGCCTGTGGCTGCTGTCACTGCGCCTGTGGCTGCTCCTGCTGCTCCTGCTCCTTCGGTTCTTCAGTCGTTTGAAGCCGGGGTCGCGGCGCTCGTCCATAAGATTGAAGGCAAGTAAGAAAGTTTCCTGAGAGGGGGTGGTGCCATGCTCAAAACAACTTTGGCTGTAATTGGTATCGTGCTCGGCTGGGCTCACTACGCACATGCGTGGGAACAGAAGTCGATGAACGCCCAGATTGATCAGACCGACTTTCTGATGAACAACAACTGTTCGGCCACTCTGATTGACAAGGACAAGGGCTATCTTCTGACGGCCAACCACTGTGTCGCTGATCAATATCAGATCGTTGATCAAGACACTTATGACAAAGACGGCAAGGTTACTACCACGAAGGTCCGCATTGCCATCCCGGGTACTGTCAGCCAATTGGTTTTCAACGGCCCAGATGAAGTTTCGCGGACCCTCTATGTGGTCCAGGTTGTCAAGAGTGACGCGGCCACCGACCTGGCCTTGGTCAAGGTTGTGAGCAAGCTGCCGAATACGCAAGCGGCTCCAATCGCCAGTGTGCCGCCTGTGCGCGGCGATAAGGTGTTCGCAGTTGGCAACCCACTGGTATTCTTGTACGCCTCGGTTTCGGAAGGGATCGTTGCCAGCACCCAACGCAACTATCGAATGATCGGGATTGACAGTGACAATGGCTTCACGCAAACCACAACCTCGATCAGCGGCGGCAGTTCGGGTGGCGCTCTTTATAATGATCGTGGCGAACTTATTGGCGTGGTGGTTCGGGGTGCCCCCGGCATAGCGCTATCAGTTCCGCTATCAGACATTCTGGCGTTCCTGAAAGACGCGGCATGATCCAGCTCTACATTTTCTGGGTAGCGTTATGGCAAGAGGGGATGCGGGTCTCACTGGAGGAAATGTATGGACACCCCAGCCCCTAGAAGTTCCGGCCCAGTCGCGGCCGTCCTCGCCATCACGATCCCTTTTCTTGGGCTATGGGAAGGCATCGACCATGTTGCCCGTCACCAAGCCATTGACCCATCAGGGGTTATCACGTATTGCAACGGCCTTACAAACTACGATAACCCGAATGTACGGGTGGGTGAGGTCTTTTCTGACGCCGAGTGCGCCAGATTGTTGCGCGGCGAACTCCCCCGCTACCTGCGAATGGTCGACCGACAGATCAAGGTGGCCATGCCTCCCCACCGCTATTCGGCGGTTTTGTCCTTTACTTACAACGCAGGGGAGAGTACACTGAAAAAATCGAGCATCAAGCGCAATATGAACGCTGGCCGGACGACCAGTGCCTGCGACGACTTCCTGCAATACGATGTGGCGAACCATCGGGTGCTTCAAGGGTTGGAGAACCGACGTCGCGCGGAACGTAGCTTTTGCCTTCGGGAGGATTGATGAATGATAGTTCTACAACTTGCCCTCGCTGGGATTTGGCATCTGGTTGCCGATTACAGTGTTCTCGTGGTACTCGCTGGGGGCCTAATTGCCCTGGCCGTTTTGTCCCAGTTTATCCCAGTAATCGGGCCGTTCCTTGGAAAGTTCCGGGTGGACCTCTTATGGGCGGCTGCGCTGATCATAGCGATGTTGCTGTGGGGGGCCCACATCCAGCATGACACCAACCTGCAATGGCAGGCCAAGCAGGTAGTGCTTGACAAGGCGGTGACGAAGATTGTAAAGCAGACGACGCCACGGCCGAATGCGAAGCATAAGGCTCCGCATGATAGGTGGGACAACAGCCGAAACTGAACTGGAGGATACGATGAGAAGCTTTACCTTATCAGGTTGCGTCCTGATTATAGGGTTTGTGTTATCAGGCTGTGACCTGAAGGACCTGCCCCCGAGCAGCATCGCGCCGATTTGCGCCGCCCTGGTCGGCCCGATCCACTACAACTCGCGCAACAAAATGTCGCAACGCTATGCGGCATATCTCCTGACGTTGGACCTGCATCAGCGCAATGAGATCGGGCGGAAGCTTAATTGCCCGCAGTACAAGTGATGCTGGTCAATAGCAAAGGCGCGCCCATCTCGACCCCCATCGAGGTCTTCATCGCGTTCCCGGTTTATCGGGAGGTGCCGAGCCAAACGCTGGTTTCGTTCGTGCGAACGATTGAGATGCTGAACGCGCAGCATATTTCGTATCAGTGCGGCATCTTGCAGGGTTGCTCTCAGGTGTGCAATGCCCGTAATCTGCTGGTGAAGCAGTTCCTCGAAACGAAGGCCACCCATCTATTCTGGATCGACAGCGATATGGTGTGGCAGCCAGAAGATTTTGTGCGGCTCCTGCAGGCGGGCGTGGACTGTGTAAATGTCGGCTATGTGGCGAAAGATACGCGGTTCTTCCGCCTTAATCATGGTCTAGGGTTCTGTTGCGTAAAGCGGGTGGTGATGGAAAAGTTGAGTGCAGCTGCGCCGATGGGCACAACCTTAGAAGGGAGCTTTCCCCAGGTGTTCCAATATGCCCCGCATCTTGGCATTGCCGGCGAGGATATTGAATTTTATCGTGCGGTGAAAGGGGTAGGATATACCCCTCGCCGTACAGAGGATGTGCATTTGGGTCATGTGGGAACGTACGTCTATGAGGAGAAGCCGTGAAATTGCTTGCCGCAACCTTTGCTGTTTCGCTCTTGCTCACGGGTCTTGCGGACGCTTTCACTTGCGCGCAAGTGCGCTGGGCGGTCAAGAACTTGCCAGCGGAGACGATGGCGCAGTACATAGCCGGCGCAACAAAAGAACAACTTGCCTTCGGCCGAGCCTGTCTGCGGGTGCGACATAAAGTTGCGCGGCGCCGGCACCGCCGTTGACTTAATTCCCTTCAAAGCCTAATATAGCTCTTACATGCAACATTCTTGTGCGCGGAGCATATCCCTATGGCGACACCAACCCCAGGCAATCCACCGGAGCTGCAGGCGCATCTTGATGCGTTCTACAAAGCCCATACGGCTGCGATCGCGGCGGCCAAGAACGGCACCGAGAAGGCGGCTGAAGGTGCTGCTGGTTCCGTTGCCCCTGAACTCGCTTCGCAGACGATGGGCATCAAGTAATGATGAACTCCAAGAACGTGGGCCTGTCCGGTATGGCCGGTATGGACATGGGCCTTGGTGACCGGGTGCAATCCCAGCTCGAACAAGAGCAGGCACTCAAGAAGAAAAAGGGCATTCAGCCCGATCCCCTCAGTTCGTCCGGCATGATGATGCTGTTGGGCAACGCGACCCCTACACCGGGACAATAAGATGGCCGACGAACTCAAAGAACTCGCGGCCACCGCAATGGTGCAGAACGGCCGCGCGCAGGACATCGTGATTGATAGCTTGCGGGAGTTCGCAGAGTTGCAGTCGTGGCGTTCCGCCACCGCCGAGCAGTGCGAAGAAATTGCCGCCCTATTGATCCCCGCCCACCGCAACACATTCTTCTTCGGCACAGCCAATTGGCCTGGCATGAAGAAAACCGACCGCCAGGTTGACAGCAATGGCCAGCTCGCGCTTGATAAGTTCTCTGCCATCTGCGACAGCTTGCTGACGCCTCGGAATATGTATTGGCATGGGCTGAGTTTTCCCAAGCGGCTCATGAAGAACAGGAGGATACGGCTATGGGCCGAACAGGCACAACACGCGATCTTCAAGGCGCGGTACACGGATACGGCGAACTTCGCCTCCCAGAACCAAATGATCTTTCAGGGCCTCGGTGCATATGGCACGAGTGGAATGTTCGTGGACAAATTACATTCACTGGAAGGCAAACGTGGTTTGCGATACAAGGCAATCCCGCTCGGAGAATTGTATATCAGGGAGAACCATCAGGGCCGCGTTGACGGTTTCTGTCGTTGGTTCCGGTTGACGGCTGATCAGGCCAAGAAGCAATTCCCCGAAAGCTTCCCGCAACAGCTCCAGGCCGCGCTCGATCAGCGCAGCCAAACCAAGTTCGATTTCATTCAGCGCGTCATCCCACGATACGACTGGGACCCGCGCAGTTTGTCCCCGAAGAAGATGCCCTACGCCTCGTATTACATCTGCCTCACCAGCCACTCGCTGTTGAGCGAAGGTGGCTACCGCACATTTCCGCTTCCCATCACTCGTTACACGCAGGCTCCTGGGGAAGTGTACGGCCGCTCGCCGGCCATGCAAGTCCTGCCGTCGCTTAAGACGCTCAACGCCGAAAAGCGGGTGTTCCTGAAACAAGGCCATCGGGCGAGTGATCCTGTTCTGTTGACTGCCGACGATGGGCTGTTCGATCTTTCGTTGCGCCCCGGCGCGATGAACAAGGGGGGTATGTCCCCTGATGGCAAGCCCCTCGTCGGCATTCTCCCCTCTGGCCAAATTCAGATCACCGAAAAAATGATGGACATGGAAGTGGCCATCATCAAGGACGCTTTCTTGGTGCTGTTGTTCCAGATCATGACCGAGACGCCGCAGATGACGGCGACTGAAGTGATCGAGCGCACCAACGAGAAGGGCATTCTCCTGGCCCCGACTATCGGCCGTCAGCAGTCCGAATACCTCGGCCCCCTGATCGAGCGTGAGCTGGACCTGATGATGCAGCTTGGTTTGCTGCCTCCGGTCCCTCAAGAGTTGATCGACGCGAAGGCCGAGTACGAAGTCGAGTACACGTCCCCAATTTCTCGGGCCATGAAAGCACAGGAAGCTTCAGGCTTTATACGCACGGTGGAAAGTGTTAAAGAACTGGTGAACATAACCGGCGATCCTTCTCTTCTTGACACCTTCAACTTCGACAAGGCCATTCCCGCGATCGCGGAAATTCAAGCCGTGCCGGAAAGTTGGATGGCTACAGCACAAGAG